ACCTTATCGGCCATCCCTGAGACCTTCTCCGTCAGGTGCTCGTGTTTTGTCTCTAGGCGGACAAGGCGCTCGTGGTTGTCCCAAGACACTTTCTCGTGCACCCCGCTCGTCGACATGGGTTTGACCTCGCCAGTCGTCATTTCGAGGAGGCGATCTGTTTCAAGGCGGCGTCTTTGGTAGCGCTTCCGGCGCTGGACCCGACCCAGTAGGCAATGACTGAGGTGGCCAGTGACTGCCACGCGCCGAGCAGGTACAGGACCACATCAGAGCGCACGCCGGCCGCCTCTGGTTTCATCGCCAGCAGGGACAGGACCACGAACCCGCACACGACGATCAGAGACACGACGGCGGCGCCCCAAGCCATCGGGGAGCCCTTCTCGACGAGGGCCATGGTCTGGTTGCGCGCCGCCTGCCTATCCCGAATGATGGCTTCCAGATCGGCGCTCAGAGCCGGAGCCTTTTCGGCCTCGACCTGCTTGACGATCTCAACCGCGCCCGGCTTCGTCTCGATAGCCTGCTTGACGGCTTCCGGGGTGGCTGGCGTCCCCAGCGCTTCCGCCAGCGCACCGATGGCGGCCCCGGCCAACGTCCCGACAGGTCCGCCAATGACAGTGCCGAGGATAGGCGCGCCGGCTTTCACCAGCGCCTGGATCAGATCGTTCATGCGGCACCTTTCAGACGGCGGAAGAGAGCGGAGAAGAAGCGGGCGAGGAAGCCTCGCTCAGAGGCAGGAACTTCGAACTTGCCGTCATGGCGGGGTGGCTCTGGTTCCGGCGGCGCGCTCGGCACAGGCGCGATGATCTCCCGCGCCAGCTTGGCGATCTTGATCCTGTCGGCCTCATGGTTGGCCGGCTTGGTAGATTTCGGATTGCCCCGGTTGATCGCCCGCGAGATGGCCGCCGTCTCGCCCTTGTCCGCGTAGGCGTTCAGGCCCTTGCCGTTCCAGTACATGACCGCGATGCGGACGCCGATCTCCGGCTCGACCGCGCGCTGAGGCTCCTTCAGCAGGTCAATCCCGAGGCGCCGGCCATAGGTCGTGTAATTCGCCCGGCCCGTGCATTGGAAAATGCCGCGGCCCTTGAACTTCTCGCCATCGCCGGCCACGACGTTCCCAAGGTCCTTCCGGCCCTCATAGCCCTTTTGGTCCTTGGTCGGCCCCCAGTACTCCTCGAGCGTCTTGAAATAGTCCGTCTCAAGGCATGCCTGCGCCAGGAACTCGGCAAGGTGCGGCGCGGTGCTGATCCCGCCAACGTCGAGCCAGTCCTGATTCTCGACGATGCCGCGGATGACAGCAGCATTGGGTTTTGCGCCGCACGCCTTCGCGAGCCGCGTGAGATCGTCAGCGGTGAACATGGGTCTGCTCCGCGCATGGAAAAGCCCGCGCGAGGCGGGCGGGGCTCGGGTGTAATTCCTAGTCCGCGGCTGTGGTTGCCGGTTTCTTAGGAAATGCGTGCTGTGATCGTTGGCAACCCAACCGAATCGGGGGCACGGAATGAGCGAAGCAGCGGTACTCTCGCGGGTGTTCTCCGCGCTCCGCGGACTTATACTCGGGCTTCTGGGTGTAGTGCTGAGCGCATATCAGGGGCACGTGGAATACTCTGCATGGCTCATATTCGCGCTGATCTTCGTCGCGTCGGCCTTCAATCGTTACAACTGGATCGCCGCTTTCATTCTCGCATGGCTTTTGGCGCTGTATTTGGCGCCGCCGAAGATGATCGCATGGGTCGGTGGACTCGCCTGACGCTGCGACCGACTCGCGATCCGCTGCCATCGCCACACCCGTCTGAAATGTGGTATGGTTACAAACAGGTGAGTTAGGATCTGAAATCCATGACGGCTAAGCGCGCTCAGATTGTCATTTCGTTCGCCGCGTTCGCATTGATTGGCGCCGCGGCGCTTATCAGCATGCGCGGCGGCGATGTCGGCTGCAAGGCCACGACGCCGGGCTCCATCGCCGCAGTTCTGAACTGCCCTTAAGCCGGCCAGATCATCGGCGGAAGTTCGGCCAGGATGTCCTCGATTGTCGGCTGTTCGCGCAGGCCGGATTGGACCTTCTCCAACTCGGCATAGACATAGGCCCATGCATTATCGCGCCGCGCGACGAACGCCGAAGCTTCGGACGCCCATGCTTGGTTTGTCGAGTTCACATAGGACGCGCAGGACACGCCGCTGTCATAGCCACGCTCCTGCGCAGTAGCGTCGATATGGGCCTGGATGGCGCGACGGAAGTCGTCGAGCGTGACAGGCGCCGGCTCTGGCTCTGGCTTTTCGGGAAGCGGGCCCGAAAGAGAGCCTGCTATTTCCTGCGCTTCTGCCCAAAAGTCGCTGTTGGGCTCAAAATGGTAAGGTTTCTGATTGACAGAGCCTTCCCAAGTCCCGTCCGGTCGGCTCCAGATCAATTCCAGCACAGCGCTCATCACAACACCCTTCTGGCAATGCCGAGGTAATAACTGCCAGTTGTTGAGGGGGCGACGTTCGTTCCACCGGCATCGACCCCCGTCAGAAACACGCCGTTGTAGACGTTGCCGGTAACGGCGAACCGCAGCACCCACCATTCCCAGGTCCCACCCGCCGGAAGGTTGTAGCCGTTGTCTGCTGGTGGAGCGATTTTCAGGCGCTGCCCAACACCGGCCGCCGTTTGCGGCTGGGGGATTGCCGCCATGTTGCTGCGCGCCTGCGCCTGCTGCCCGGATGAAAGCGCCTGCGCAATGTCATAACGCACAGCGCCAGTCAGGCCGGGCGGCGTCTGGAATGTCGGAAGAGCGCCCGCGCCATTCGAGGTGAGAACGTCGCCGGACGCGCCGAGGCTCGCCACAGACTGATGAGCGCCGGCCCCGGTCGTGCCTCCGCATACAACCGCATAGGCCGTCGCTGACGTGCGGCCAGACCCGCCGTGCGCAACGTCGATGGTGGCGGAGGTATTGACCTTCGCGTCCAGCGCCGTTTGCAGGTTGGTGACATCGGGGATGCCGTGTGTATGCGCCTCGGGCGGGAATTCTGTCGGCTTCCCGCTCAGCGTGCTCCAGGATACGGGTACCAGCGGCGTGCCCGGAACGCGCGCGAGGCCCCCATCCGGTCCACGCAGCAATAGCTCGTAGGTCGTTGGGTCGGAGGGCGCCGGCTCCTGAGCGATGCTATTCCAATCCTGCCGGATGGTAACGACGCCGCCAGTGCGGTCGACGCGAACGCCGTCAGATGCTTGGATGCGGGCGGGGAAACGCGGGACGATGCGCATGCGCAAGGCTGGACGGGTCATCCGCGGAAGCCTCCTTCAATGACGGGCAGGTCAGCGATGACAGGCTCGGCAACGGCGCCTGTAACGTTATCGGTGATGCGGATGTTCACGGTGTAGGAGCCGGCACAGAGCCCGCGCATCGAGGCAGCTGGGAACAGGAAATCGAACCCGTCCGCGACGAGTCCAAGCTTCCCGTCAGCGGTGGAGCCATACAGCCGGCGGCCGCCTCGCTGATCGACGATCTCCATCTCAACGAGCGAGGTGGAGAGGTCCCACGCGGTGCCGGTATCGTCGTCCAGGACCTCGATGTATTCGGAGAAGTCCGCAGCGTTCGGCTGCGGGGCGAAGGCGCCGAGATAGCTCATCGCGCCCTCACAGCTTCTGGTACCAAGTGCCGAGGAGGAAGGGCGGCATGTTATTGTGGGCGCTGCCAGAGCCGGCGTTGCCAGTGCCGCCGCTGATGCTCAGGCTGTTTGGCGTCGTTGTCGTGGTGTTGGTGATGACCGAGTTGACCGTCGTCACGCCAGAAGCGACGCCGACGCCTGTGGTCTGGATCAGCGTGTAAACGTCATTGAAGTTCGGGTTCAGGCTGATGGAGTGAGGGTGCGGGGCGAGTTCAGCCACGGACAGGGTATGCATCGCAGCGCCACCGGAAGAGCCGGCTTGCTGCGTGCCGCCATTCGTGAACGGCACGTTATTAAGCCCGTTGGTCAGGCTGCTGCCCATCCCATCGACGCCGAACGGGCCTTTGCACCGCCCATCGATGAGCTGGATTGTCTTGTTGGCAGCAAAGTCAGCGGCGCCGGAACCACCGCGCCCGCCAGCAACAGGGCAGATATCATTAGCGAGGTTATTCCAGATCCAGATGTAGAGGTCTTCGCAGTCGGCATTGGCGCGCTCGGTGGCGCCAGAGCCGGCGCTCCCGAGCGTCCGGCCGTTGAGGCGCACATAGCCGGGTCGCGACCCGCTACCGACGCTGAACTTGAGGTCGCCTGTCTCGATAAGCTGCTCAGCCGGCACACTGCCGCCGCCGCCGGAGGTCGCAGGAGCCGGATTGGCAATGCCGTCGTCGTCGAACAGTAGCGTCCCGCCCGGCGTCCTCACCCGCTGGCGGTAGTCGGTATACGGCATGTAGACCGCGGGGAGCCGGCCCGCCGCGTCCGCCTCGATCACGACCGGATGCGGGGCCGTCAGCGCACTGTCCCGATAGGTGACAAGCGGCGTGGTTGTGCCGGCTACCCAGAAGTTCAACCATGCGCCCGGAACAACATCGCCGTTGAGGTCGAGAACCGTCGTTCGGGACAGGGGCCAGAGATAAGCGCTCATGGCGTCTCCAAAAGAAAAGGCCGCCCGGTGAGGGGCGGCCTTGGGTGAAATGTCCGAGAAACCGGCAGGAAATGCCGTGGACTCAGCTGCTACGCTGGGTCAGGATTGATTTATGCCATGCTGGGGGATTGACCGTGCCCGAGGATTCCAGACCCGTACCCATTTGCGTTGATGCCGGCGCGCCCACTCTGGCCTTCGACGGAATATCCGCCATGTGGCAGGTCAACGGCTTGTTCAGCATCGTTCTCGCCAATGGCAGACCTACCCCCATGACCGACAAAACGGTCCCGATCGTTCCCCATGTCGTCGCTCAGCTCCAGAGCAACCGTGAAGGCCTTCTTGGACTGAAAAGAGCAATCGACGACCTGCTCCTCGCCAGTGCTGAGCCTCACGGTAAGGCGCAATGACATGCTAAGCTCCTTGTGATGAACTGGGGGGACTCGACGAGTGAACGATCCGCGCTACAGCTTCCATAACGATAGCCAAGCGCTTTCTGTCATCGCTGAAAACACGCGGCGCTGTGCTGAGACGCTGGAGAAAATCAGGTCGATCCTGTTCACGGCACTGACGCTCGCGATCGGTTTGGGAATAGGTTATCAGGTGAAGCACCACGGATGGCGGTCACTGTTCGGAGACTGGTTTTGACCCGCCTCGTCCAAATCGCCCTGCTGCTGGCCATTGCACCGCCTGCGGCGGCACAAGACACGGCAAAAATTGCAAAGCAACTCCAGTCCGATTGGGCCGGGTGCGTAAACCTATCGGTACAAACGTGGGCTCCGCCCCAGGGTGATTTCTCCGGCCCCGCTGAGAGCGCCTTTCGGAACTGCCTAACTGAAGAACAGCTATTCACCGCCTATGTTCAGGGAGTGGCGCCTGAGGCTTCGCGCATGACCCTTGTTTCACACTATAAGGACAAACTCGCTCTAAAGAAAAAGATCGCTGACGACTACTTCAAAGCCCTTACGAAGCAGATGGGCAAGCAATGAGACCCCTCTGGTACGTCGCTCAGTCGCTGTTCGTAGGGGGGTTCACGCTTGCCTACTGGCAGCGACATCCGTCCAGTACAGCTCTTGAACTTATTATCATGATCGGCATGTGGGTTGTGCTTTGCGCCTTCCTCACCGCCTGCCTGACGCACCTATGGGACTGGTCTGTTCGCCGCTTGCGAGGCTTGCGTCGCCATGATGGCGAGGCGAGCGGAGATAGCCTGAGCCTGACTGGACCCCGGAGCAGCGCGACCAAGGCGCCGAAACATCTCGATCGCGTTCGGATCGGTAAATAGCTTGGCGATCTGCTCGGTGTTCCGACCGAGGCGCCACTGCTCATAAGCTTCTTTCACGCGACCCGGCAGCTTGACGCCCGCCGTTGCGACTGTGTTCGCAGCCTCTCCGATCATCCCGCCACGGCGAAGAATGTCCTGCGTCTCCTGATTGAACGCGGTCTGTGACCCGATGCGCTGGCGCTGGCCAGTGGCGCTCATGATGTCGAGGAACTTGTCAAACCCACTGAGCGCTTGTGGTCCGGCTACACCTTGGATCGCTGCGGCTAGGTTCTCGGCCTGCTGGGTGTTCCCCTTCAGAACCGCGGCAAATCCCGCCCCACCGAACTGGTTAGCCCCAGACTGTAGTGCCTGCGTAGCCTCGTTAAACGAGCTTTCGACGTGGGCGCGGACCAGTTGCCGGGCTGCCATCGGGTTCTTTTTCGCCAAGGCGCCAACCGCATCGACGATTTCCGGGGCACTGCCAGGAAGTGGGTTTGACGGGAACAGGACGCCGATGGCTTGGCGCGTGGTGATGTCCTTGTCTGCCAGCTTGCCGATCGGGCCCTGCATTAACGGATCAAGGAACTGCTTGCGGGCTTGCTCCTGAACGGCCAGAGCCCGAGCATATTCGGGAGAAGCCGCAGAAGCAGCCTGCCGAACAACGCCTTCGTCCAGCCCGTAACCCGCCGAGATCTGCATGTTCTTGTTGGCGTTCATCGGGCCGGCGGCATTGTCGGATGCAGTTCCGAGGAACTTCTTCACCTCGTTGAGAAATCCAACGCTGTCGTCGGGCAAACCTTGGACGTAACGGGCGAGTTGCGGGGTCGACCTGATCGCGTTGGCAGCTTCGGCATAGCCTGGAAGCGCCTGCACCCTAGCGGCCTCCTGCGGGCTGACCCGCACCGCCTCAGCGGCGCGATAAAGCGGGTCGGTCGCATTGTTGATTGCGCCTCGGACCTCAGCAATACGCTCCCCCGCTGCCTGTCCTACCGCGGGTCCGATGGTCGAAGGGGCCTGCGACTGTGGGGCTATCTGGTCAAATTCCCGGCGCGCAGCGCTGGCAATCTGCGCAGGGCGCTGCGCCATGAAAGCGCCCATCACATCGCCGCCACCCTGCGAGCCTTCGACGACCCGCTGCATGTTCGTGAGGCCCCGGCCGCCGCCATTGCTTGCCTGCGCGATAGCTTCCGGCCACGTGAGCGCGATACCGCGAGTATTGGCCTCCTGCATCAACTGGCCGGCAGCCGTGATTATGGCATCGTCCACGCCGCGCATGCCCGCCGAGACAGCGGCTTGTGCCGTGCTCGGGCGCGTCGCCAGCGTGCCTGCCACGCCACCCGCTAGAGCGCCGACAAGGCGTGCGGGCTGCTCTAGAGACGGCGATAGGTGCGCTGCCGTACGCCCGAGAGCTTCCGAGGTCAGGGCCGGGGCCAAGACGCCGCCAACGACGCGCTGAGCTATAGTGCCCGGCGAGAGGAACCCCGGCGTGAACTCTCCGATTGTTGCTGCAACCTTTCCGGCCTCAGTCTGCGGTTGGTACTTGATGCCGGGGACAACGCTCGCCGCAGCGTCAGTCAGCGCCTGCCCGGAAATCGCTTGGCCAGGATCAGGAATGCCGGTGCGCTCACGGATGAGATCAGCAGACGGCGGCGGCGAAGGCGCTTCGAATGACCCCGTGTTGGCGTAGTTCACCGCACGGCCGATCGTCTGATCCGCAGCTATATCGGCCCCTTTTCGGAGCACGTCAGCAATCGTACCCGGCAGGCCGACAAGCCCCAACCCACCGCGTGCAGCGCCAGAGGCGGCCGACTTCGCCATATCCTCGACGACACCGGTCTTCGGCTCGGCCGCTTTGACAATAGGGTCGTTGTCCCAAGGCATGCCGCCGCTGGTCTTCGACGGCGCTGCCTTGACGATCGGGTCATTGTCCCACGGGTTGGCCATCAGCGCTTGGTCCTGATGTTGCCCTGCGGGTCGGTGTATTTGTCGCCAGGCTTGAGCTTGCTGTAGGCATCCGCGGACGTGATAGGCGGCGCGTTGCGCTGCTCATAGTCCACGCGCGCGCTTTCCTTGATCGCTTGCCCAACAAGATCGGGGTTCTGCTTGCGGAATTCGCGGAACGCCTCAAGCGGGGTCGGAAGAGCGCGAAGCTCCTTCTCAGCCTGCCCGCGGTTGATGTCGCCAGACGCCAGACGAGAGGCAATGTCAGCGCGCGCCAGATCGTTGCGGCTCGCGGCCTCGAAAGTGTCGAAGATCATCTCGCGGGCAGCTGGGTTATTCGACAATGGGCCGATGGCGCGGAGGAAGCCTTTGAACTCGATATCGGAAGTGGCGCCAGAGCCAGGGGCGCGCATCTGAGGCGCTAGCCGATTGGCGATCGACTCGTACAGCTGGATGTCTGGCAGCCCCTCGACCTGAATGCCGAGGCTTTCGGCGAAGGGGCCAATCAGCAACTTCAGGTTGGCCTGGGACCCCTGTGACCCGAGACGGCGGGAAGTCTCTCGAAGCGTCTGAATATCAGCAAGCCGGCCCTGCGCCTTGTCGCCTTCAGCAATGTATCCGTTCCAGCGATCTGCCTGCTTCTTCCCAAGCTCTTCCTCGAACTTGGTTTCGCCCTTCTGGTTGACGTTGACTTCGCTGGTCGCTTTGCCCGGGTAGGAAATGCGTCCCTGACGATCGACCTGAACTGTCCCCCGGTATGCCGGATCGACGCCATATCGCGCGCGCTCCTCAGCAGTGGTCAGAGAGCGAACATTGTCCCCTTCGACCTCGCGACGCAGCTTTTCCGTCTGGAGCCTCGTCATCTCCCGCTTATCGGGCGCGTTCTCGTCGGAGTATTTCATCCGATTATCGATGATGGACTTCGCCATGGCGCGCTGTCCATCCGAGGCCATAGGGTTCTGAAGAACACCGTAGAGCTGCTGCGTCGTTACGCGCGGATATGGGTCATTCGGAGGCAGCATGTTGCCGGGGACGGCAAATCCCTGCGCCTGCGCCGGGGCTGCGTTTGCGCCCTGCGGCGGTAGATCCGGGGACTGCGCTACCTGAGCGGGCGGCGCTGAGCGGGCGGCCTCGTTCTCCGCGACTTGCACGCCGGGCTGGGCTGGCGCAGCAGACGGCTGATTGCCATAGCGCTGAGCATACTGCGAGGTCAGCCCCTCACGACGTGCATACTCTCCTTGCCCCGGCCGGTCATACCCGGCGAAACGCCACGCACCGGCCATGATCTGGTTGGCCTCTTGCGGGGTCTTGGCCGCATTGAGGCGCGGGATCAAGGTCGGGTCTTCCTGCGCTAGGAAGGCGGCCTGCGTCTCTGGCGAGCCATTGCCCTGCTCGCCACGCTGCCGCGCGAAGTTCTGAAGGTTCTGAAGGCGGTCGGCACGCCACGACATCGTGCCGCCCGAGGTGCCGGCGGCGCCGCTCTCGGAAGGGTCGGACCACGTCTTGTTGACGTTCTCGGGGCTCCAGCCGCTTTCCGATTTGCCATAGGCCGCCACTGCGGCGAGGCCGTTCGGATTGGTGAGCCCGGCCTTCTGTACGCCGCCGATGAAGCGGTTCTCTACCTCGTTCGGGCTGCCGAGCGCGACAGGCGCGGCTGAACCACCACCGCCTGAGAAGATATCGGCAATTCCCTTCTGAGCGCCAAGCATCTGCTGCTTCTGCCCGAGACTGAGCAGAGTCGCGCCCGCCTGTGTGTCACCGAGCGCGATCAGGGCGCGCCCGGCCTTGTCGTAGTCCATCTTCCCCGAGCCGATCTGGCCAAGGATCTGCTGCTTCTGCTGCTGAAGCTGCTCTTTGCGCATCTCGCCCGGCAGATTTCCGAGCGTCTCGCCAAGGCGCGCGGTCGCATTGGTCTGCGCGCTGTAATCGGTCGTCAGGCTCGGAATGTGGAGCGGGGTAAGCTGGAAAGCCATCCGTCAGCCCCCGAACATGCTGGTGAAACCGCCCGCGATACCAGCCGGCCCGCCAAGCGCGCTGAGAGCCATCTTGCCAACGCCCATACCGATGTTGATCGCGTTGGCTTGGTTCGCGTTCTTCGCAGCATCGCCGGCCTTGAAGGCTTCCGTCCCGAGCCCGACGATGCTCTTCGTCGTATTGTCGAGAACCGATGCGCGGTTGCCGAAGTAGTCCGTCGCGGCCCCGGCCTGCTGGCCAAGCACCCCGGCCTGCCCACCGATGCCCTGCTGATACATCCCGAGATACGGGAGCAACGCCTGACGCTCCTGGTTGAGCGTGTTGCTGGCAAGGCCGCTCATGAACGTCATAGCGTCGGTATCGGTGTTCCCTGAACCGAGCATCCCTTGGGCAGCCCTGGCGCGAAGCAGCCCCTGCATCCCCTGATCGCGGTTGAACTGATAGCCGCCAGTGCCCTCAAGCGCGTTCTGGATGTCCGCGCCTCTGCCGAGCGTCAGGAGGTTGTACTTGTCGAGGCCGGGCTGTCCTTGCGCCGCCAGCCCGCCGAACATGTCGCCAGCCTGCCCGAGAAAGCCCTGAGCGGCATTGTAGCCCGCTCCGAGCTCCCCCAGCACCTTCGGCTGGTTGTCGAGCAACTGCTGGCTGCCCCAGACCGCAGCGCTCCTTGCGCCCTTCGCGCTAGCCATAGTCGGACCTCCTAAGCAGCGCGCGCGTAGGCGCCGAAGTGTTCGGCGGCAGCGCGGACGTAGGCTCCATGGGCTTGCTGGGCAGTGTCGAACCGGCCGAGGTTGATGCTCTTGCCGTTGGCTTTGATCGACGACTGCCAATGCTGGCGGAACCGATTCCAGTGCGCGCCCTTCAGGCCACTGGCAGCACGAGACGCCACGTTCATCTGATTGGTCGAAGGATCGGCCTCGCGGAGGTTCTCCCAGCGGTTATCCGCGCTCTCCAGATTGATGTGATCGACTTGCTCGGGCGGCTCTTGGCCGGTCATCCACTTCCAGATGACGCGATGTTCCAAGAGCGTGACACCCTCGATATCGATCGACCGATACCGCGCATTTTTCGGCAGCGAACCGGCCCGAGTGCCCACGAACTTGACGTTCCAGCACTCTTTCCCTTCGCGCGCCTTCCACGTGAGAACGCCCGTCTCCGGGTCGTAGTCGAGGCGCGAGCGAAGGTATCCCTGGCTCGGGAGAGCCTTGGTTGCAGCACGTCGCATTGCGTGTAGTCCTAAAATGCCGGGACGGCCGGATAGACCGTTGTGGGGTTGGCTCGCGTTTCGTTCACGGCAGCACGCAGGGTTTCGATCTGCGTCCGCTGCTCAGCGACGACGGCGAGAAGCTGGGTGAGGAAGAAGAAGAGGTTCGGGTCGAGCACGTTGCCCGGCATCGATGCCGCGCGGTCGCCCGTGAACTGGACGGCCCTGTCAGCAGCGCCCGGCCTGGTGGGGAGCTTGGTTGCCATCAGCCCTTCGCCTCCACCTGCAACTGCCCGCCGAAAAGCGAGATCGGCCGCGGATCGGAGCAACTGAGCCTGATCTGGGCGCCCTTGGCCGAGGCTGTGCCGAGACGGTTGACGCGCACTGCCTTCCGGTACTCGCCCTGCGCGCCAATCTCCCGAATGACGGGGCTGCCAAAGGTCACGCCGCCGTCGCGTGACCACGAAATGGACACCACGGGGTTTGTCTCGATCGGGTCCGCCCCGGTCGCGATGCCGACGCCGGACATGATGTCGAGATCGAGCCGGGACATGGCTGCGCGCGACGGGAAGCCGCTCATCGTCGAGCTGGTCGGCTCCCACACCAGCGGGTCACCGAACTCGTACCCGTAATCTGGATCGATCACGCCGAACTTGCCGGTTTCGTCGTCTCCGATGACCCATGACCCGAAGCATTTCACGGCGGCCGAAGCCCGCCAGTTGTCGCGGTCATAGCTCCTGCGTTCGAACCAAGAGCCGGAGGCAATGTCGTAGCACCACGTCCAGTCATCACAGGACAGGCACCAGACAGCATGTCCCTCATGGCCGTAGACAACCGCCTTCAGGCTGCTCTTGTCCGTCAGCCGCTCGAGATCCTTCGACACGGACGGCGAGGAGATCGGCTCGGCGATGGCCCCGTTGATCCGGTAGACGACATTGTCGCTGCCGGCGAAGATGATGGCGTTCGACCAATCGTTCTCGAACCCGGCGATGGCGTCGGGACCGGCAATGCCCCGCGGGATGGTGTCGAGGTAGGAGAACGGGAAGCCCGTGGCGTTGCCGGTGTTCGGCCAGATTTCGATTGTCTGCGGGCCGCAGGCGTAGAGGTTCTTGCCCAGCGCAATGACGCGCGTGAGGCCGTCCGGTTTGCTCTCCGAAAATGCGGTGTCCAGCGTGTTGATGCTGGTATCGTTCAGGCCGGACGCCCGCATGCGAGCGTTGCCGTAGCTGAAGATGAAATAGCCTCCGAGGAAGCAGACGGAATTTGGCGAACCAACGTCAGCATCGGGGTACGAGCTCGCGCCCGTCGTCATGTTGATGACCCAGGCCGTCGAATCCGTCACTGCAACAATGTCAGGAGTCGGGCTCTTGTTGTTTCGGGCGAAATAGACCGTCTCGGAGCCGGAAAAGGAGCCGAGGTCGTTGGGGATGTAATTGCCACCCGCCAGCGTGATCGTGCCAAGCCGATCGTTCAGGGCGTCCAGCACCACGCCGTTGATCTCGATCGCGCCGCGGCAGTGCGAATACCCCGCAACCTCGATGATCGGCCGAATGCCATGGACGCGGCTGATCTTCACCCGCCCATCGCCAAGCTTCTCGGCATAGGCGTTGATGAGACGGCCGCCACTCTCCGCAAACCGCCCCTTTGCCGATGAGGTCGGGAACGGGACCTGAACCACCGGCATCAGCCGCTGATCCTGAAGCTGGACCGGCGCCCGGTCAGCGCACTGTCGACGCTCAGAGTGCGGCGCGTGCCGCGATTGATCCGAGCCAGCGTCTTGAGGTCTTCGACGGCCTGCGCCCCTTCAGCAGCGAGCGGCGCATTGCCAGCCATGCCGAAGTCGCCGGCCAGCTTCCACGCCACAAAGGAGCGCAGTGCGAAGAACTGGCCCTCGTCGATCTCGTCAGGCCCGACAGGCTGCAAGACGACGTTGGTGTCGAGCAGGAACTTGAACAAGCGCGGGAGAGCGTTGCGGATCTTATCGGCGGTTTCCGGCTCGAAAGAACCATCGCTACCGGACTCTTCCAGCCGATCCATGACCGCCAGGACAAGGTTTTCACTGGTCACCATCGCTCGCCCTCAGAAAGGCGAAAGGGGCAGCCCGAAAGCCGCCCCTCTCAGTGTTGTGGATGGTCAGGACGGTCAGGCCGTGCCGTTGATGCGGGTGGCAAGGTTCGGGCGAACCGGGGTCACGCCGTAAAGCACGTCGAAGCGCCAGGTGCTGATATCGTTCGTGATATCGAAGCCGGACACCACGCGGACAGAAATGCCGTCCTCGTTGATACGGGCCTTGAACGCAGCACCTTCCGGCATCTCCATGGGGACGATCGCCAGGTGGAAAGCGTCCTTGTGGAAGATCATCGGCTGGCGGTAGCTGGTGTTCGCCGTGCCGACGAAGGTCATCGGAGCGTTGTCCGCCGGCTGGGCGTCGACGGTCTTGTACGGGCCCGAGGTGATGATCGGCGGCGAGATCGAGATCGTCGCATTGCCGGAAGCGTCCGAAGAAGCATCCGCCAGAACGACGAACTGGCGCAGGAACGGCAGGGTGTCACCATCGACCGGGTTGACCGCGTAGACGTTGGCGATGGTGAACACGTCACCAGCCTTCACGCGGGCCGCCGCGGCGGCCGTCCAGCCATCCGTGACCAGATTCTGCGAATACGTCGCCTTGGAGGCAGCGTAGGTCACAGCCTGGGCGCCACCGTTCACCAGCGGCGTGCCGCCCAGCGGGCCGACGATATGCGTCTTCACGTTCTGCGACATGTAGACGTCCGATCCGTCCAGCATCGGCAAGCGAGCCTTTTGCAGGGCGTTCCGGGATACCGACGTGTCGTAGTAGTTGTTGAACGCACCCTTGAGGCCGGCGTCATCGGCCGGGCTCAGGAAGCCGTTGCGGCCATCCTGCGGGATCGCGAGCTCGTTCAGGCGCTCCGTGCCCTTCAGATAGTCGGGGTACGAGTCGATGGTCAGACCCGGCGTGCCGACGTAGTTGGGAACGTAGCGGTAGAGCCCCGCCAGATCGGAATCGATCCGGTTGGCGAAGGCGTGCATCAGCGGCTTGATCTTCTCCTCGCCGATGCGCCGCGCGCCCTTCGGCCCCGACAGGAACATAGTCAGTTCCTTGGAGGAGAAGGACAGGCCCTTGTTGAGCTGGGTATTGACGGTGACGTTGAGCGTCGCTTCCTCGGCTTCAGCAACCGACAGGGTCGCGCCTTCGCCAGGAATGAAGTTCTCAGGGCGCTTCACGCGCACCGTGTCGCCGACCTTCCAGCCTTTCACGTCATCGGCGAACTCGCCTTCGTGAACGCGAGAGACCAGATTGCCGAGCACCAGCGCATTCTTGAGCTGATACTGGGCCTCCCGGACAATGATGTCCTGGACCTTGATATCGTTTGCCATTGCGGCGGTTCCTTATGAATTCCGCCAGCGCTCGTAGTCGCTCATGGACTTGCCGAGGCCGCGATTAGGGGAAGCGCTGCCCCGCACCGCAGAGGGTGGCGGGCTGGCGCTGGTTGCTGTCTTGGGCTTGGGGAGCGCGACCTTCCCCTCGATGCGGCCCACCTCGCGCGCTGCCTCCAGCGGAGACATCGTGTTGAGGGCGGCGGCCGTTCGGGGGTTCTTCGCGAGGAAATACGCGACGAGGGGGGCTTTCTCGCCCGCCTCAAGGACCAGCGTTTCGATGAGGGGTGTCGGCCGGTAGGTCGATTTCCCGAGGACTTCCATCAGGTCGGGGACGGCTTTCGCCACCTCGCCTAGATTGTCCTGGTAGTCTTCGGCCAGTTCGCGGATGCGCTCGGCATTGGCTGTCTTGGCCTGCTGAGCGCCTTCCTTGATCTGGCGGGTGACCTGCCGCTTATCGAGGTCGTATGCCGTCTTGGCGGTCTGGTAGTCGAACCAGTCCGCGAAATCGGCCTCCTTCGGCGGCTCACCGATCCGAGCCGTAACCTCCGCCTCGATCGAAGAATCGTCCTGCACGGTCTTGGAGACCGACCCGGATTCGAGTTCTGCGATGCGGGCATGAAGCCGCTCGTTCTGCCGGCGGAGACGTTCGGCGCGCGTTCTCTTCCGCGGCTTCTCGTCTTCGCCCTTCTCATCGTCGTCGCCTTCCGCCTCGCCGGTTTTATCCGGTTCAGCTTCCGGCCAGGTATCCGGCAACTCCTCTTCGGCCTGCGCCTCGGAGACGTTGGCGGTCTGATCCTGCTTGATCTGGCTTTCCGAAGGCTCGTTCACGACGGCTTCCGGGGCGGCCTTTTCCTCGCTCATGATCTGCCCAACAAAAAAGCCGCCCCTGTGAGGAGGCGGCGCGGTCATCGCGGCGGCATCCGCTGCATGCGAACACCTGCCCGAAGAGGCTAGAGCTGCGGGGCTCCCCCCGTCTGCTCAGGCATTAAAAAAGCCGCCTCGGAGGGCGGCTGTTCGGTCATCGGCATCGCGGCCATGGGGTCTGGCGGCGGTTGTGGCATTTCAGGCGGCGGGGCCGATATCTGCTGGATAACAGGGATGATCTCGCGCATAGCAGCGTCCAGCTGCCCAATCGCCTCGGCCATCGCCTCGATACGCGGATCTTCCGGGGGCTGCGGCGGGGCCACCAAGGACGCTCCGATCTGCGCCTGAAGTGTCTGGAGCTCAATCACGGCCTTCTTGGCCTCAGCCTCTTTCTTGCGCGCGTCGGCCTGCTTGCCGACCACCTCGGCTTCCTTAGCGGCCATTTCCATCTGCATGGCGGCCTGCTGCGCCGGGTTTGGTTGCGGCGGCTGGAGAGCCTGCGGGAGCGGCTTGCCTTCCTTCTCTGCCTTCGCGGCTCGGATCTCGGGGGGGAGGACCGTTTCGAGGCGTTCGGCGATCTCGTCAGCGAGGTGCCAATCCTGACTCTTCGCAACCAGATCGAGGATCAGGGGCGCGGTCTGTGGGGCAGCTTGGATGAAGGCCGTCATGCCATCGCGCGCTTCCTCGCGCTTGGTGGAATAACTCGGCCCCATCTGAAGCGAGACATCATAGGCGCCCGTCGTGACGTCGTTGAACACCTGCGGCGTGCGCCCGTCTGGCATCATGCCGCCGACCTGATTGATGCGGATTTCCTCGCGCTTGCCGTCGTCACCGATGATCCGCAGAACGCGGGCCGTGTCGTAAACGTGGGGGATTAGATCGACGAGGATCTTGCCGGTGTAGCGGATCGCGCGCGCCCAGTTGTCGATATAGACGTAGGTCCCGGTATCGCCCTCGCGCTGGCGTGCCAGAACGGCCTTTCCACTCGTCTCATTCGACGCGGCCCCCAGCGAAGCGTTGTAGATGCCGATAACCGACTGGAGATCGCGGCCAGCACGCTCGATACCTGCCGAGATACCCTGAGACGACACTGCCGGCTGCACACGCTGCGGCGGCAGGTTCCCGTTGGCCGGGTCAGGCGTGTAGGCGAGATACGGATGGTTCTTCCGGTTCGCAGTTTCCCAAACGTCCTGGTACTGCTCGAAATTCTTCTCCGTTCCGATGAATGGGGCTTTCGGCTGGAGTGCCGTCACCTCAGTCTCGGCCGACGACATGTAATTGTAGGTGCGCTGCGGGTCCTTGGCGAAGCGAACCACGCCATGGCGGATGATCTTGCGCCCGATCCGCACCTCTTCGCCCACGACGGGGATGATCGGGATATAGGAGCCGGGCCACTCCTCCGGGCCTTCGATGACCTCGTGCGCGGTCACGAGATAGCGGAAGACCTTGAAAGAATCGCGCTTCTCAACGCGATAACCATCCGCCTGCAACTGAGACGACCGCTGCGGGTCGTCAGTCACATCCTCGACGCTGCCGTCTTCCAGCATTGCGAGGAGGCGCTTCGTGGGCTTCTTCTCCCAGTATTCTCCGACGCGTATCGTATCGGATTTCACCCAATCGCCATGATAGCTGCTTGCCTCTCCCGTGGGGGAGAAATCGATCGGCGTGGCATCCGGCCACTGCTTCTTGAAGCGGTCCCTCAACACGTCGAAGTGCACAAGGCACTTCACCGCGTCTTCTTTGGTCGGGAGAACAGCATCCAGATCGAACATGACGCCTAAGGCGTCCTCGATCGGGGCAACCCGCAGCTCCATGTTGAAGGTTGATACGCTGGCGTATTCTTTGATGACGCGCCACGCGCCCATTCCACACGTGACCTGGCTATCAGCCCCTTGGAAATAGACGCCGGGCGCATCTGACCTGTTTTCGATGTAGCGAACCACGCCCTCGAAAGCCTCAGCCTTCTCCTCATCGCCGTTATCATCAACCGGGACGACCTTGATCGCCGGCCGCATCTGCCGCATGTCGCCTGTGACTTGGCGGACGTACTGCGGGATCTGGTTGATGGTCTGGCAGGGCCGGTTTTCGTCCTCGCGCTCCCGCCTGATCTCCTCGGGCCACTGGTTGCCCGCGCGGAATTCGAGGTCGTCATAGCCCTCGTCGATGTTATCGCGTTCGCGATCCATCCAGTCGTCGTAGACCTTGAGCGCGTCGCGGACGATTTCGGCGCTCTCGTCGCCGTCGTCATTGCGCTCGGTCTTGGCGTCGATTTCAGCCATCAGGCGCCCATCCATCCGCCAGGTCGACCGCCGATACGGAGCTTGCGTTCCATCTTGGTCGTCCTCGGCTCTTCGTAGACCACGCAGCCCAACCCGAAGGCGTCCGCTGCGTGTGAAGCCCAATCGTGTTCTGGCCCGAGATCGATATCCCGAGCCTCATCCTTGCGAGCATGGTAGGCGCCAAGCGCTTCGACGCCCGCGGTCGTCGTCTTTTCGTTGAACCAGATGCTCGGGAAGAGCCGGCGTGCCGCCTCGATGCGGAACATGGCCGCGCCCTTGCCCTGGTTGGGCACGACGATGACCTCGAACCCGGCCTCTCTCAGCGCGCTCTCGTAGGAGACGGCGTAGACCTTGTCGTTGCTCGCACCGTCATGCGGCAGGATGCAGAGCGCGTTCCCGTAGCCGTTGGAACGGAGCCACTGCACATGCGTCGCGAGCGGCTGGCCCTGCGCTTCGTAGTAGTCGAGCACGCGGATTTCGCGCCCGATGAACTGCATGATCCAGATTGAGCAGGCATCCGCCTTCGCGCCTGTACCGCCAATGTCCCATATCGCTCGGGTCGTCATCAGCGGGTCGGCAGCGACCCTGCTGATGCGGCCTTGCTGACGGGCTTGCGCGAGTTGCGTCGCGTAGTAGGCGCCAACGGTCACCTTGGCGTAATCGCCTTCCCAGATGTGATCATACTGCTCGGGGTTGTCCCGCAGGCAATCGAGGCGCTCCTGTTCGAGTACGCTCGGGAACCATGGGTTATGCTTCCAGTTCGCCTGCACGACTGCTGCGCCAGTCGGGAGCACCGCGCCCCGGAGCATCTGGTCGACCGGGTCGGCCTTGCGCCGCGGGTTCCAGCCGAACCACAGCTCCGAGCCTTCGGAGCGGATTGTCGGGCGAAGCAGGCTCAGCGAGCGGGCCGAAAGCGTCTGCGCCTCTTCACACCAAGCACGCTTGAAGCCCTCCAGCGACTTGATCGATTCCGCTGTGTGGTCCTGCATGCCCTGGAAGATGACCGCGCCATCGCCGGGCGTTTCGATCACCTCGCGGAAGACCTTGAATCCGTCAGCCTCGCCAAGCCTGAAATCGGCCAGCTTTGCCTCGATGAGACGCTTGGCCGATTCCTTGAGTGTCTTCTGAACCTCGCGAATGCAGACCGAGAGCAAGCCATGCTCGGCAAGGCTGTCCTCGATCAGCAGCCCGGCGAAGAAATGCGACTTGCCAGACCCGCGGCCACCATGCGCGCCCTTGTATCGGGCCGGGCCAAGGAGCGGCTCGAATACCTCAGCTGTCGGGATCTGGAGCGTTCGGGCGGACGATGACACGCTCTACCCTCGCAACCTGTATCGGGCCGCCGTCCGGGCCGCTGTGCTCGTTGGTGATCTTGTCGCCCCACTTCTTCGGCGCGAGCTTCGACATGATCCATTTGCGGGCGTCGACGCGGAGCTTTGAGCGGGCGATCACATCCGACCGCGTGCGCTCGTTCCCGTCATCGTCGGTGTACGTGTCGTTCCCGCCGTCGTCGGCAATGGCCAGGATGTCGTCAGCCATCGCGTCGAGCGCTGCTTCCTTTGCGCGCGCGTACCGTTCCGCAATGTCCTTGTCGGCGAGCATCCTGCGGTAAAGCTGCTGGGCGCTCATGCCCGCTACATCGCAGGCTTTTCGGACTGGCTCGCCTATTGCGATGAGCGCCAAACACTCATCGATCATCTCTGGCGTGACATCGTCAGCGCCCATCACGCCAACCGCGTCTTCACCTCGGCAACGCTGTCGAGGATGGCTTGAAACTCTGGATGGCGCTCGCCTGCCGCGGTCATCAATTCGAGCTGCTTCAGGATGGCGCCGATCTGATCGCTCATCAGGGGATAGGCGATGGCGCGGTCGATGGTGCGCCAGGCTGCACGCTCTTCCTCTGTGGTCGCCGCTTCACGCGAGAGAGCGCGCACCTCGCCGAGGCTGCGGTCGATGAAGTTGATCGTGCTCCCCGGCTCAGTCGGGGCGATGTAGGGCATGATCTCGTCGCCTTCGGCCATGCGAGGGCGGATGAAGTCGCTCGGGCCTGTGGCGAGGACGTAGCCGCCTCTGACATGGGCGTAGAGGCGAGGCTTTTCCTGTTCGGTCATTGCTCACCTACGAAAAAGCCCGGCGGTGAGGCCGGGCGGGAAGGATCGTGCGGCTGTTGCCACCTTGCGCTGTGGTCAGCAGCGCTCCCCGACGACCAATCGGGTATTTCGCACGAACTGTATCGACGAGGCCGGGCTTGATACCGGCTTAGGGCTTCTCGCTGGCTGGTGTGGCAGCCACTCGTGCACCTGAAGGCTTTCGCCTAACGAGTCCCTGATTGCAGGCTCCACGCTTCCTTCAGCGCCGCTCGCCGAATCAGAAGCGCCCGGCTCATTTCTGGACCGGGCGCAACACTGCTAATCTGCATATCGGGAAATGCCACACGCGCGGGCGCGAGTCAAGCCCCTACCAGCAATTCAAATGCGCGGAGCAAATGGCCCCCGTGAACCGATTCTTGATGGTTTGAGAATTGATGACCTGATAGCGCCCCATCCAAGCACCGACCGCTACCGCGAACACTATAGCGGCGGCCAGAACCTTCCTTCCATCCTCATACCACTTCATGTGATCCTCATCCTGTTCGCAATGACGTTGAGGGCGCAGCGGAAGGCGCCCATAGCCACATCTCCGTCGACCTCCTTATCCATCACGCAGACCCGCGTCAGGATGGCGTTGCCTTCGTGAAGCATGCCGGCATCAGCGAGGGCGTCTTGCAGCTCGGCATACTGCGAGCGGATCGACGCGACTGTCTCGTCATCAGGCTCGGCGCCGCTGCCGCTGGAGAACGTGCCGACCATGTTTGCGGCGATGCTGGGGAAGCGCGGCAGGCTGCCGGTGATCTGCCCCATGTAGCGGACGGCGCGTTTGGTGAAGATCTCTGCCGCCTGATACTGGCGGTCGTCGATCATGCCGCCAAGCCAAAGCCGGCCATAGACGAAGCCGGCGCGGTGATCGCGCTCCCCTCGCCTATGCGGCTGCGCGAGGACGACAGCCACCACCTTGTCAGGCCGCTCTCCGCGATCAGCTCGGACGATTGAGCCATTCTGATATCGTCTCACGCCTTCTCGCCTTTTCGGGCCTGCCTTCGCCATGCTGTCAGTCCTTCAGTTGGGCTTCGTGACCGGCAAGCCGGCTTGTGCCTGAGCGACGATGCGCAGGCTGTCGAAGGTCTTGAACAGGAAGATCCGTGCGCCCTCTGCGGTGGCATTCTCGCCAAGGTGCGCGCTGGCTAGAGCATCCTTCAGGCGCTCCAACAGATTGACCTCGACTTCTGCGATTTCCTGAGGCGTCATGCTGTCAGTCCTTCGTGAGTTTGATGCAGGTCGCGCGGGCTCGCGCCACGACCGGAGCGGCGACGGGCGCGGCCGCCAGCAGCCGAAGGAACCCTCTCCGTCCGACGCTCATTTCAGCCACCCAAGCAGCCACAGAGCTCCGACTGATGGCAGGAAGAACAGCCACGCCATCGTCACCATGGCAGAACTGACTGCGGCGAGCCCGATTGCCACATTCCCTACGGCTTTGATGATGGCGCTCATCCCTCGCTCCTGTTCTGGTTGGTGGGGGTGGGGCGTTTCAGCGAGCGTTCGATGGCGCTAGCGACCAACCAGGCGCTGAATATGATGGCGAGCGACACCTGAAGCGCAGCGATGTGAATCGAACCGCTCATGCCGCTTTCTCCCTTCCGGTGTTGGGGGTGGCCGGGGGCCATCGTGCCGGGAAGTACCAGCCGCCCTTTGCGTCGGCCGGGTGGGATTTGCCCTCATGGGCGACCCAAGCATCCCATTCGGGCGTTCCGGACATGACGTGGACTTTGGGCGGGCCGCTGGCGGCGGTGGCCGGGGCGCGCTTCGCCAGTGCCTCCGCGATGATCGGGGCGTAGTAGCGCCACGACTTGATGCCGTTCGGGCCGGCCGGCCTGGATCGCAGGACCGGGAGAACGTCGCGCTCAAGATCGGCTTGGCGATGAAGCAGCTCGGCTATCGGCGCGAATGACCCAATACGATCTGACCCAGCGGCCTCGCAGCAGCGCCTTTCTGCATCTTCCAAATCCAAAACAGGAGCGCTCGCGCTAGATGCTGCGCTAGCAGCATCGTCTTCTTCTTCCCCTTCCCTCCCTCCTCCATCCTCCATCTGCGGAGACTTTTCGGAACTGGTGGGGAACTGGTTCGGAATGTGACCGACATATGAGGCGAGGATTTCCGGGAGGGCGCCGGAACTGTTCGGCTTTTTGGGGCGCTGGTACTTCTGGAAATTGCGGATTGCGCCATACCGCTTCCCAGCCTCGAAAGGCTTCACGAAGTCGAGCGAGACCAACTCATCGAGCAGCGCGCCCATGTCGACATTGTCGACCGGGAACAGCTTGGCCTTGAGCGTGAGCGGCTTCCACTCGAACACGCCATCATCCCATGCCTCGGTCCAGATGCCGATGATGAGCAGGCGCGCATGGGCGGACGCCGACATGAAAGCTTCGTCGGTGAACAAGCCGGGGTGGATTGAGCGGATGCGGGCCATCAGCGGACCACCTCGACATTCGCGACAGGCACAATGGTGACGATCCCGCCAACGCGGACAGAGACGCGCTCGGGGGCCGTGGGGCCGGCTTCATGCTGGCTCAGCACTTCACCCTCGCACCTGATGCGGACGCGCTGGCCGACGAGCTTGGCAGGGTGCTTGTCCTTGCTCATTGCGCCACCCCGCACTCGCAGCGCCACATGAGGACGGACCAGACACCATGCGTCCGGCCAAGGTCGCCGGCAATCATCCAGCCGCGCCTGTGGAAGGCTTCCACATCGCCATTCCGGACAAACTGGAAGGTACCAGTGCGGGTCATAGCTGCATGGCCTCCTGAATTTGCTTGGCGACAGGCTCAAGCTGGAGCCGAGGGCGGCGAAGCTCGTCAGAGATGCGGCGGCACGAGAGGTCGAACCACTTGGGGTCGCGCTCGATGCCGATGAAGCCGCGCCCTAGCCGCACGCAGGCGACGCCAGTCGTGCCGGAGCCCATAAACGGGTCGCAGATGGTTTCGCCCGGCTGGGTGAAGTCAGCGACGATCTCGACCATGAGCGGCACGGGCTTCTCGGTCGGGTGCTCGCCCTGCCGGCCGGTGTTGACGCAATGGGTGTAGAGCCCGCGCTTTCCGCCGCCGTTCCATTTCCGGTAGCCAGTACCAGCCCAGCACGTCACGAAGCACTCAGCAGCACGCGCAGGGCCTTGCCCGTTGAAGCGGGGCGAAGAGTCGGGCTTCACCCAGAAGCAGGTCGTGTCCCATTTAGCTTTCGCAGCCTGTAGGTCGTCGCGCCATGCGCGGACGCCCTCAGCCAGCGTGAACAGAATAACCCAGCCAGACGAAGCACTTACGCAGGCCGCAGCGATGGCCGACCGTTCACTGTTGACGCCGGCAAAGCCGAGATCCTGAGTCATCTCCTGACCGTCGTTACGACGTATGCGGCCCATCGCCTTGTGAAGCTCATCTTCATACGGCGGGTCGCTGATGGCATGGTCGACCGACAACCCCGGAAGAATGTCGAGACAATCCCCCAGGTACAGCGTCACGTCCTCGGACAGGTGCTCGACGCGGCTCATGCGGCCTCCACAGCGCTCAGGAGGCTGGGGGCTTGGCCTTCGAACACGAACACGCGACACATGCCGCGCCTGATGTCAGACGAGCGCGCTATCGTGGCTCTCTGAGCGAACTTGTCGTTGGCGATGATGTTGGCCGTCGCCAGAAAATCGATCGCGGGCTTAATTCGATTATCGATATCGCCTTGCATCTTGAGCGCGACGACAATCTGCACCTCGAATTGGCCATCGAAGAAAGGGAAGCCCCCGGCCGGCTTCTGTGCCCACAAGCTGGTGAGCGCGGCCTTCCGCCAGTCCCGGTATTTTGGGTTGAGGTAGGTGCGGCCGGTCTTGTTCGTCCGCCAGAGGACGTTTGCGGACGGCGGGAGCGGCAGGTCTAGCGTGACGACTTTCATTGCCCGCGCTCCCGACTACGGGCGTCGTACAGGCCATTAGCAGCGGCAGCCTGCGTGCATTGGAGCCTGCGGGCGATATCAACCGTGTCGAAGCCAGAGCGGAACAGACGCAGCGCGTCGTTCTGCCGGGCTTCGCTAAGCGAGGTTGCAAGCGGCGGGGCATACATCGCCGCCATGCTCGGACGAGCCATATCAAGGCTGATGATGCGCGGCCGTTCCGAACCGGCGTAAGGGATCAGTCCTCGCATGAGGCGATCTCCTCTTCGACCATGGTGAGAAGCTGATCGGTGAGAGCGCGAAGGCCCTCCTCACGCTCGCGGAGCCTGTCGATCTTGCGGCAGGCGTTGAGGACCGTGGTGTGGTCGCGGCGGCCGATCTTGCGGCCGATCATCGGCAGCGACATCGTCGTGGCCTTGCGCATGAGCCAGCAGGCGATCATCCGAGGGCGCATGACTTCGGCTGTCCGGCGCTCGCTGATGATGTCGCGCTTGCTGATACCCAGCTGCTCGACGACGATGCGCAGGACGATGGTGGAATCTGCCGGCTTGAGCGCGCCCTTGCTCGTCAGATCAACCCAATCCCGAGCCCTGTCGCGGAGCGAAAGGAAATTGGGGATTTCTACGACGGGGTCGTTTGAGGCTTCCGGCGCAAGCTCTTGAACCGGCGTCGGAACGTCGCGACGGACAGCTTCCAGCGATACAATATTCGGGGTGTGGAAAAACCGGCGGCGGCGGGCGGCGTAATCCGCCCGCATCTGCTCCGCGTCGGTATATTCGATAGCTGCGAGGGTCATCGTCCGCCCCTCATCCGAGCAAGGCACGAACGAGCCGTCTCCAACGCATCTTCAGCAGTTCGGCAGTCGTCGTGAGACGGGCCAAAGCCCATAGCTTCCAGAAGCCGTCGTTCATGATCGAGCTGCTCGATTTGCTTTTCGATGTCGGAAAGGGCGGCGGCGACGATGCGCGTGCGGAGGGTTTCGCAGACGCGCTTGGTGCGCTGACGCAGGATGCCGTCGATGGTATTGACGGTGGTCTTGATGCGGTTCGCCACACGCCGCGTGGCGGCTTCGACGGTAAGGCCAGCTCTGGCCTGTTCGAAGCGGATCATGGCGCGCGAGAAATGCGCGAGCGTTGCAATGCCCATGTCAGGCAACTCCGTACTGCGGGCGATTTGACGGGAACTCCGGGGATTCTGCCGGTTCATGACGTGCTCCTTTCGGGGGGCACGGAGGAACCAACAGATGGAGCGGTTGGACACGCTGGTCGCGGCAATCTTGCAGGACGTGCGACAGCGTATGGAGGCAGGCGGGACGGCCGGTGAGGCCGCCCCGCCACTCGCGCGGCAGCAGGGGGGAGGAGCCCACGCGCGAGGAACTGAAATCCATCATCCCATCACCTCGACGAGACGCATGGCGAAGAACGCGACAGGGCAAGCAGCTACGAAGAGCATGAGGCGATAGGCGGTCATGCGAGGTCGTCCTTCGCAGCAGCCAGAAGGCCGGCGATGAAGACACCTATGCAGGCGCCTAGAGAGAGGGAGATGAGGAAGCCGAGGAGGGTCATGTCAGCAGGGCTCCTGCTCGTCGTCATCGCCCTCGACGGGCGGGATCGTCTCCGCAACCGCGATGACGGCAAGAATCTGCTCCGCAAGGAACTTGGCGTTCCCGCGAGGGACGATGCGGAATTCCTTGCCGATGGCGATGCGGACGACCGGCTCGTCTCCGAGAAAATCCAGTCCGACCATGACGGGGCTGAGCGCCATTTAAGCAGCCTCCTCGCGTGCACGTACGTGTACGTGCGAGGCGTCGTACTGCTCGACGTACTGGTCAGCCTTGCTCTGCTTTTCGAGAGCGGCAGGGGTTTCCTGCTTGCGGCGAGCGCGGATGGTCCGGATCGCGAGGCCCAGCGCGGCCTTGTCGAAGCCGGCCTCCTGCGCGTCCGCGTAGTGGCCCTTGCGAGCCTCCTTGATCTCGTCTTCCTCAGCATGAAGCGCGAGGATGTCGTCCATGATGGCGCGGAGGTCGCTCATGCCGCCTCTCCATGGGATTGGGGCTTGGCGCGGGTCTCTGCCAGCCAACCGAGGGAGACGCCGCTGATGCCGCGCCGCTTGGCCGCCGAGATGACATTCTGCCAATGTTCAGGCGCGATGCTGTCGCGGCGCCTCATTTGGCGGGCGGCCTCGTAGCCGCAGCCGACCTCGGAGGCGAATTCGCCAATCGTTGGCCAATGGTCGATGAGACCGGAAATGGATGATGGGACATTCGACATGTCGCAATTCGTACCTTTTGTACGAGATGCGGTCAAGCAAAATCGTACACTATGGACGACGCACTTGCGTCAAATGTACGAAATGACCGAGCTGCCCCGGCACAGACTGATTCAGGCCAGAGAGAAGGCGGGCTTTGCCAGCCCTAGCGAGGCTGCGCGCGCTCACCGGTCGATCAACGTCAACTCGCTTATAAGCAACGAGAACGGCAATCGGGATATATCCAGGAAGGCAGCGGAAAAGTACGGCGCCGCCTTCGGAGTTGACCCAGGCTGGATCTTGTTCGGGAATAATGCCCCAGAAAAGGCTAACGACGACGATTGGGCCTCGTGGGAAAAGAGACTTCGGGACGCTGGCCAACTGGAGACGGTTCGGGCGATTTTTGAGAGCCTAATAAAAGTCGGAACTGCTGCTTCGCCTCCTCCCGCTGAGCAGGAGAAAGCATCTTCCAAAGCTCGGAAAGCGGAATGAGTTCGGTTTCTTCGTCCATGCCCGTCCCCTAACGCCACTGTTTACGGTTCGTTCACCGTAGGGCGACCGTAGTGTCAGGAGACTGACAGGGGGAGTCAGTAGAGGACTGTTTTCCTAGAATGGTTAATGGAAGGGGGGATAATGACTGACAACCCAAAGCACCCGCATCCCGGCATGCCGGCCATTTTTTCCGATGGTGTGGAGAGCATGACGAACAATAGCGAGGTCGTGAAATTCTATCTTGCCCGCTTCGACCCAGACATTCAGGCGGTTGGCCCGTCAGAGATTACCACCGTTGCGCAAGTGATTATGCCGATATCAGCCTTCATCCAGACGGCGCTATTTTTTGATTTGAGGCTTGAGCGGCTCATCGCCGAAGGGAAAACCACATCGGCGGAAATTGACAGGGTCAGGGCTGAACACAGAGCAACCTACAATGACCGCCCGGCCAATTGACACATACACCGTTCCGGTTGCCGCCCATCTTGGCCAAGCAGCCCGCGGTGGGGCGCGAGCTCAGCTTGTTGAACCTCCGAATCGGCCTGCGGCGTCAGTCCCGCTGCTGACATCAGCCGGCTTGTCAAGTGGGGCCAGATCGCAGATATCTACAGCCATGGCGCGCCCCACTTCTACTGCTACTTGGCTGGAGCATCCTCTTTCGAGGCTTCTGCTCACTGGATTCGGAGGCGCGATCGCCATTCTCGCCACCATATTTGTGGCGCAGATTCGGAGTGATGTTTCAGACCTAAAAGGTGACGTCAAAGAGCTTCGGTCCGATATGAAAGAGGTCCGATCGAGCTTGGCCGAAGTGAGCAAAGCAACGGCCCTGACAGCGCAGCGACTCGACCAAACGAACGAAAAACTCCAGTCGTTGGTCGACGAAGCCCGGAAACGACCCCGCTAGGCATGCCGACCCCGGCCCCGCAACCCCGCCCCACCAGGCGGGGTTTTTGTTTGCCTGCTGACAGAGGATGGCAGGTGTCGTACGAATTTTTCAGAAATCGTACAAAACGTACTTGACCGCCATTCGTACATTTCGTACTGTCTCCTCATCACAGAGGAGACGGCGGCATGGCCACCACGGCGAAGAGCAAGACGAAGAACGTTGAGGCCACCGCTAAGGGAGCGGCCACCGTCACCACGATCAAGGGCTTCAACCACGCGCTTCAGTGCCGCAGCTTCCAGTTCGAGGTCGGGAAGGCCTACGAGGTGCAGGGCGAGATCAAAGCCTGCGTGAACGGCTTCCACGCGGTCTCGATGGATGACCCGTTCCACGTCTGGGACTTCTACCCGATCATCGACGATGAGGGCCGCCTGACGCGCTACGCCGTCACCGAGCAGTCCGGCGCGATGGACGAGGAGAAGACCGAGAAGGGAACGAAGATCGCTTCGGCCTCAATCTCGATCAAGATGGAGCTTTCGCTCCCTGGCTTCATCCGAAAGGCGGTTGAGCGCGTCGTAGAGCTGACGAAGGGCAAGACTGCGTATGCCGCAGGCTACTCCGCCCAGATCGGTAGCAGCGGCTACTCCGCCCGGATCGGTAGCAGCGGCGACTCCG